CAAATTCACAAGAATTGGAGCTTGAGATAACGGATTTACTTAGGTTTATTTCTACTCCTAAGTCCTTCATTATTCTCAAGTACGCCTTCGCCACCGCCTCATCCCCTATGACAATATCGTCACCGAGGAGAGCGTAGTCTGAGAATCAAGATTCTCAACCTACGCGGTAAGCAGCTACCTGGACTATCATATGATGTGATAGTGCAAGTAAGGCTCAAGAGGAAAGTGCACCCATGGGTTGTCCGACAGCATAACGGTAAATACCATTAGCTGAAGTAAACTCTGGGTCTTTAGTGTCGAGAATAAAATCTCGATCAACTAATAGAGTTTTCCATTTATTACCTATTTCATCTCCATAAAGGAGATTAAGTAGATCTACTTGAAGATCTACTGGTAATCTATCAGTAGCAGCAGATAAATCAAAAGAAAATAATTTCTTAGATTTATCTTCGAGCAGACGTCTAACCGGACGTAACTGATCGAAAGTCCCATCACTATCTAATCTTCTTAACACCTTGAATAAATCTTGGTGTAATAGATTAAGTAAAGACTGGGATCAAGCATCTACAATAGCGAAAACTCTCACTTTTCCAGCAGGCTCCAATTTCAGGCTTAATTTACCTACGCAGGAATTGAGTTGATCTCGATTTCACTGTTCCATAGGTTCAGTGATTTTACATTTCAACTCAGCATCTAATTTCTCGATTAAGTTCTTTGCATTTAAGGAGTTAGCTAACTCTTTAAAGGCTGGAACTAAACCGGCTCTATCCAATGCAAACGCATCGATAGGGTAACCTACTAATTGTAGGCTAGAATTAGGACCTGCTGTGGTTAAGAGTTTCAATTTCCGTCTGACAGTGTAAGGAGTTTTCTCCGCAATCTTACCTATAAAAGGTTTGACCCACTGAGAAACTATGGTTAATTCAGGTAAAGTTTTCACTAAACCTGAATGAGGCAATGTAATTGTCTCTAGTTTCAATTTCGGACGTGATTTCATCACTCTATAGACTGAAATAATAGTCAGCACACTTTTAATAACCTTCTGGTTTCTCTCTTCAATTTGAAGGCGAAGAACACCAGGGATTATCAAAGGTAAGCCTCTACGCATAGCAACTCTGGGTTCTTGAGAAGAAGTAACTTCTTCACCGGCTAATGTTTTAGACATTAACCGATAACACTCCTTTAAATAAAGGACTGTCCAAGAAATCCCTGAATCCTGTTTAAGGGTTCAAATCCGATTTACTAACTCCATAAGGGGTAAGTAAAAAGGAGAAGAGTTCAATCCGAGTAGTCAGACAGATGTTTTCTGCAGTAAGTAATACCTTCGAGAAGAAGTTTTACTTATTAAAGATAAATCTCTGAGTCTAGTCTTCATAACGTAAATATATAATATCTATGTTATGGTTATTAGACCCCAAACTTACCTCCGTTCCCACGGACCCTTATATAGATGATATAAAGCGGGGGACTGACAAAGTAAGAAAGGCTTTCTCCACTATACCTACCATAACATGGGAGTGTATAGCTTGTGAGTAATCATGAAGTTAACTTCATCGAAGCACACGGAGTGGACTATAAGCGATAAGGTCATAAGACCAT